GACACCTGTAAGTTCTTCTTCGCTAGTTAATGGCAACGTACAAGTTAAATATAGCGATGGTTCTACAAAAGTTTTAACTGCAGCACAAGCACAACAATTGGGCGTTCTTCCACAAAGCGCTAGGCCAACCGTGTCGGTTGTTTCTGGTCAAGGCTCTGCAGGTTCTACTGCTGGTGGCTATGGAACTGCTGGCGGATATGGTAGTTCAAGTACTGGCAGTTTTCCAAATAATCCAGTAGTGCCAGTGCAAACTTCTGCACAACCAGGTCAAACTCTTTATGACCCAAATACTGGAACAACCGTAAACGCTTCAGGACTTATTCCGCAAAAGGATTCTTCAGGTAAGATTATTGGTCAATCAGACCTTGCTACTTTAGTTCAAAGTGCTCGTATACCTGCTAATGCAGCAAAGGTTCGTAGTGCTTTAGTTAAGGCTGGCGTTTTAAGCAAGTCAGAAAAAAGCATTACAAGAATTCAAAACGCTTGGGTACAAACCCTTATTGGCGCACAAGCATCCAATATGGACCCGTTTGAATATCTTACAAGTTTAAGAGCACAAGGCTTTGGACAAAATGGTCCAGTAACGACTAATCGTATTACTGACTATAGCAATACTGCAGATGGATATTTCTATCAAGCGTTCAACAAAGTATTTGGCCGTATGCCTACCCAAATGGATGCACTATCTCCATATAAAGATTCAAAAGGTAATCAACTTACTTGGCAACAAGCCTTTGTTCAAGAAGCAAAGAAGCCAGAAAATCAAGAAGTTACCACAACAACAACTAATCCAGATGGTACAATTAGCAGTCAGGTATCTAAGCCTGGTATTGACCCAACGGTTTGGTTTCAACAGCAATTAACTAATTCCTATGCTGAGGCTATTAAGGCTGGCAAGGCTGATGCAGAACAATCAAATGTTGATAAATATAATCAATTAGCGGCATCTTATGGCATTAATACTATTGACCCGACGACAAAGCAATTTGACGTTAATTCACGTATGGATTTGGCAAACATTGAATCTGGCAAAATGGATTTTAGCAATATCCAAAACAATTTCCGCAATGCTGCACTTGCTCAATATGGAAATCTTAAGACTCAATTAGTAGATGGCAATTTAAGTTTGCAACAAATTGCTAAGCCAGCATACGATGCAATCAGTAAGATTCTTGAAAAAGACCCAAGTTCAGTAACGGTAAATGACCCATTGATTCAGAAGTACCTACAGGGCGGAACTAATGGCCCAATGCCTATGTATCAGTTTGAAACTTTACTAAAGCAAGACCCATCTTGGCAATATACAGATAATGCTCACTCACAATTTGAAACATTATCAGCAGACATTATGAAACGATTCGGGATGATAGGTTAATATGGCAGCATTAACAGACGTACAAATGGAACAGCAGATTGCTGCACAAGCAGCGGCTGCTCAAGCAGCCACAGCGCCTGCACCTGTAATGCAAACAGTACCAGGAGTATCCAACGTTGCTGGAAGCATTGCCGCACTTAATGCTAATATAGCGGCTCAACAAAACTATACAGCAGGCTCAGACACTGGCTTAAATGCTGCCCTTGCTGGAGTTAATTCACAAATTGCTGGTACCCAGGCTGGTATTAATCAAGTAGCAGCGACTTCTCCAAAACAAGGCAATATAGTAAATTCCAATACAAATCAAACTACTGGTGTTACTACTACTACCTACTCTAACGGTTTAGGTGGAACTTATACAACTTCAACTCAACCTGCTGCCGCCACTTCAACTGGCGCATCTAGTGCCTTTGACACTTTTAGAGCGCAATTTACCGCAATGGGATTGGGAGATTTAGCGAATACTCTTATATCACTATCTCAATCGCCAAACGCACCACAAACATCAGATGGTTATTATTTAGCATTAGTACAAACTCCTGAATATAAAGCACGTTTTGGTGATACAAATGCTATGCGTATAGCCAATGGACTACCAGCATTAACTGAAGCGCAAATTATGACCAATGAACAAAATTATCAAGGTGTTATGCGTCAATATGGATTACCTTCTGGCTTCTATGACCAACCTGCTGATTATCAAAAGTTTATTGCATTAGATAAATCACCTGCTGAAGTAGCAAGCATTATCCAATCATATATGGATTTAGCAAGACAACAAGACCCTAATGTGCTTGCTCAGTTAAAACAATATTACAACTTAGATGTAAGCGCAGTTGCTGCCAATATGATGGACCCAACTAAAGCACAACCTATCATTAATGCTCTTACTCAGAATGGAACAACGGCTGCGGCTGCTAGTTCTGCGGGTATTTCTGACATAACAACTGCTGCAAATATGGCTAACACAATGGGCGCAGGCACTCTTGATTATGCTAAGCAAGCGCAAGCATTTGCTCAAGCACAACAGATAAGCGGACAAGCAACCAATTTAGCGCAACGCTATAGTCAACTTGGAGTTAATTACAATCTTGCATCTGGGTTACAAGAAGCACTTTCTGGACCAGAAGCAGTACAAGCACAATTTGCTCGTCAACGTCTAGCAACTGCTGAAACATCACAATTCGGTGGTAGCGCTGGTGCTGATAAGCAGGCACAAAGCCTAGGTATAGCAAGCGAGCAAGGCGTTCAATAAATAGATTCCGTATAGATTCACCAGCATCTATTACGTGTATTAAAGACTGGTAGTAAGAGCCAAGGGTATATGCCCCTGTATGCACTTGTGGCTTACGTCCGACAAACAGAAAGGGAGTGCCAAATATGGCAAACCAATACGACGAAGACGATGACGACCTAGACCTTGAAGTTGAGCAACCTCAACAACAAGACCCAAACGGTCCAGCAAATCTCCGCAAAGCGTTAAAGCGAGCAGAGAGAGAAAAGAAAGAACTTGCTGAACAATTGGCAGCAATTCAATCAGACCTACGTGGTCGCACTGTAAAAGAAATATTGGAAAAGAAAGGCGTACCTGATAAGGTCGCCAAGTTCATTCCTGGCGACGTTTCAACGCCAGAGCAGGTAGATGCTTGGCTTGCTGAAAATGCTGATGTATTCGGCTTTCAGAAGGCAGAAGCAGAGACTGCTCAAGTCTCAGATGAAGAAGCAGCAAACCGCGCAGCATATCAACGCATTAATGCCGCTACGCAAAATGCAAATACTCCGCCACGTAATCAAGAGATTGCAGCGAAGATTGCAGGAGCGAAGAACCTTAGTGAGTTAAATGACCTACTAGGTGTGCCTAATCCACGCATCCGAGGCTAATCCATTAACCGCACAAACCTTATAGAAAGAAGGTGGAATAAATGAGCAACGCATATACAGACACATCTGGCTCGTCTCTAGGTACATCCCTAGTACAAACAGCCTATGACCGTTATGTAGAATTCGCTCTCCGTGCTGTTCCGCTAGTTCGCGACGTAGCAGACAAGCGCCCAGTACAACAAGCAATGCCAGGTTCTTCTGTAGTATTCCAAATCTACACAGACCTTTCAGCAGCAACAACTCCTCTATCTGAGGATGTTGACCCAGATGCAGTAGCACTAGGTAACACAACTCCGATTACAGTATCTCTTCAAGAATACGGTAACGCATCACTTGCAACACGCAAGTTAGAGTTGTTCTCACTATCAGATGTTGACCCAGCAATTGCTGACATCATCGCTTTCAATATGGCTGACTCTCTAGATACAGTCGCATTGAACACACTTGTAGGTGGACCAAACGCAATTGCGTCAATCAATGGTGGAACAATCGTTTCAACATATGCAGGTTCATACACAAACGGTACAACCCAAAAGGGTGTTACCTCAACAGACGTTATTAAGTCAGCAATGGTTCGTCAAGCAGTTGCAAAACTACGCGCGAACAAGGCTGTTCCTCGCCAAGGCGAATACTACTGGGTTGGTATCCACCCAGAAGTTTCACACGACCTTCGTGCAGAAACAGGCGCAGGCGGATGGCGTGATGACCACAAGTACTCAGAGACTGGTTCATCAGAATTCTGGCCAGGCACAATTGGTACATACGAAGGCGCAATGTTCGTTGAGTCTCCACGTATGTTCAATGCTGCTGACGGAACTGGTGCATCAACAGGTTCAGGAACCTTCGGTTCTGCTTGGACTTATGGTACTGGTGGTACTCGTAACTTCCGTACTCTTATTGCTGGAAAGCAAGCACTTGCTGAAGCAGTAGCCGAAGAACCACACGTAATCTTCGGACCTATCGTTGATAAATTGATGCGTTTCCGTCCAATTGGATGGTACGGCGTACTTGGATGGTCACGTTACCGTGATGCGTCTCTAGTTCGTTTAGAGTCAACCTCTTCAATTCACTCATCATAATTAACTGAGTAGTAACCCCGTCATATAGTGGGCGGGGTTATTACCCTATCAAGGAGAACAATGGCAATTTATCTGTTTAAACCACCAGCGGTAGAAGAATCCCCAGCGGGTTTCTCCCGTTTGTTTTGGCGTTACAGAATTGCTAGAGGGGATACTATCCTCGTTTATGGAAATACAACTGTACGTGAACGTACACCAGGAGTAGATGAAACACAGGCAGCAGATTACTGCTATCTAGGTGGACACGAATACATCATCACTCAAGTAGAAAATGACATTTTAGTAGCCAATGGCTACGGCGCAAACATTACAAGTCTTTAGGAGATATGGTGAATCCAGGCAGATATAACATAGCCGTTGTTAGCGGCACCACATTTCAGTTATCTCCACAATGGTTAGTTAATAACCTACCAGTTGACTTAACTGGTTATGCGGCTGATATGCAAGTACGCGATATTAGCAATAATTTAATAGTTGAACTTTCAACAACTAATGGCAATGCAGTCATTAATGGTCCTCTTGGAACTGTAACCTTAACCTTGACCGCTACTCAGACAGCGGCCCTGCCAGTCGGCAATTACAATTATGCTTTAAATTTAATCACAGCAGACCATACTGTATATCAAATCATTGCAGGAACATTTAACTTAACTGCTAGCGTGGTGCAATAGTGGCTATTGATGTAACCTCAATCTCAACAGTAGTCATTCCAGTTGATACCAATGTGTATAATGTTGGTTCTCAGCAACCACAAATTATTGAACTTGGACCAATTGGCCCACAAGGAATTCAAGGAGCACAAGGTGTCACAGGACCAGCAGTCACAGGAGCCACAGGCTCTACTGGGTCAACAGGAAGTACAGGCTCTACAGGAAGCACTGGTTCAACGGGTGCAGCAGGAACTACGGGAAGTACTGGAGCATCAGGTTCCACTGGAGCGACAGGTAGCACAGGAAGTGTGGGCCAAACTGGAGCAACTGGAAGTACAGGGTCTCAAGGTAACACAGGTGCCACAGGAACAGGAAATACTGGAGCCACAGGAAGTACTGGCAGTACAGGTGCAACAGGTCCAACAGGCTCAACAGGATTACAAGGAACAACAGGACCAACTGGCTCTACAGGCAGCCAAGGACAGACTGGCTCAACTGGACCAACAGGCAATACTGGAAGCACAGGCTCTACAGGCCCAACAGGACCCACAGGTCTTACTGGATATACAGGCGCTACAGGCAGCACAGGGTCTACTGGACCAACTGGGTCTGGAGTAACAGGTGCCACTGGCGCAACTGGCGCTGGTGGTTCTCTAGGCTATTACGGCTCTTTTTATGACACTACAACACAAAGCGCAGCGGCTACAAATACCGCTTATGCAATGGCAATTGGAACTACCGCTGAAGCAAACGGTGTCTCAATTCAAAGTGGTAGCCAGATTAAATTTTCATATGCTGGAACATATAACATTCAGTTTTCAGCGCAGTTTATTTCATCAAACGCATCAAGCAAAAACGTACAAATTTGGCTTGCTAAGAACGGTACGGCTTTAGCCTATACAAATACTGACGTTACTCTGGCAGGTTCTTCAAATGCATATGTTCCTGCTTGGAACTGGGTATTAACTCTTGCAGCAAATGATTACCTACAAATTATGTGGGCTACATCAGATACATCAGTTCAAATCAAAACTGACCCAACAACTTTACTTGATACTTCTCCACATATTCCAGGTTTAATTGTAACTGCTCAG